CCATGCTCGAAAAGCTGGGCCTGGAAAACATCACGCCCAATGCCATCGTGACCCATGCCAAGGCTGCGACCAAACTGCAAACCACCCTCAAAGACAGCGTGGCCGGTGCCGCATACCTCATGCAAGGTGGCCGCGTGGCCGATCTGCCAGCCTATGTCACCAACCAACTGTTAGCGAAATCGGGAAGCCCTGCTACCGGTCGCGTGATCGCTGGCGATTTTTCGCAGCTTGTGATCGGCGAATGGGGCGCCACTGAAATTCTGGCCAACCCCTACGCAGCTGGCTACTACGAAAAGGGCGACGTGCAACTTCGCATCATGCACACCATGGATGCTGTGGTGCGCCACCCAAAAGCCTTTGTAGTGGCCGACGACGTGACCCTGTAAGGAAGGCTGAAAATGTTGGAGCTACGCGGACACGGCACGCTGAAGGCGAGCGGCAACAAGACATTGCACGGCATAGCCGCCGTGTTCAATTCCGAGACCAGCCTGGGCGCATTCTCCGAAGTGATCCGCCCGGGCGCCTTCGCCAAATCGCTGGCGACAGGCTCCAACATTCGCGCCCTGTACCACCACGATGGTGCTGCGCTGCTGGGCACCACACGAGGCGGCACGCTGCAACTGCGAGAAACGCCGCAGGGCCTTGCTTTTGAGTTGGCACTGCCCGACACCACGCATGGCCGAGATCTGGCCATTCTGGTGGATCGTGGCGACGTTGCTGGGTGTTCGTTTGGTTTTCGAGTGCCCGATGGTGGAGACCGCTGGGAGGAGCGTGGTTCGACACAGGTGCGCGAGTTGCTGACCGTTGACCTGGTGGAGATCACGCTTACATCAGACCCGGCCTATCAGGACACGTCGGTGGCGCTGCGCAGTAGGCCTTTGACGCAAACCCATTGGGATCTAAACCAAGCATGGCTGCAAACCACATGAGCATCATCAACCGCATAAAAAGCGCCATCGGCCGGGAAGATCGCTCAGCCATTGGCGTCAACGGGTGGCCCATTGCAACCGGTTTCAGTGCTGTGACGCCTGCCACCGCGCAAAGTGTGAGCACCGTATATGCCTGTGTGCAGGCCATTGCCGAGACCACCGCATCCCTGCCGCTGATCCTGTTCAGGCGCAACGGTGAAAACCGCGATCGCGCCAACGACCACCCGCTCTATCGCGTGTTGCACGACCAGTTCAATCCCGAACAGACCGCCCTTGAAGGCCGCGAATATATGCAGGCTTGCGCGCTGCTACGCGGCAACGCCTTTGCCCGCATCGTGCGCGGCAATGATGGCCAGGTGCGCGAGCTGTGGCCACTGAACCCCGACCTCGTGACGGTACGCCGCACCCCGACCGGCATCATTTATGAGTACACCAAGGACGGCGTGATCACCCGATTGCTGGCACATGAGATGCTGCACTTGCGCCACCGCCTGGGTGATGACGGTGTAATGGGTGTTTCTCCCATCGCCGCAGCCAGGGGCGTGGTCGAACTTGCCATTGCAGAGAACGAGCATGGTGCGGGCACATTCCGTAACGGCGCAAAGCTGTTGGGAGTGCTGAAGTTTCCGGGGCGCCTGAAAGCGGAACAACGCCATGCCATCGCCCAAAGCTGGAGCAGCCAGCACGCAGGTGGCGCCAATGCTGGTCGTACCGCCATCCTTGAAGAGGGTGTGGACTTCCAAGCCCTGAGCATGAACCTGCAGGACGCCCAATGGATCGAGGCCCGTAAGCTCTCCGTGATTGAAGTGTGTCGCCTGTTCCGTTGCCCACCGCTGATCGTTCAAAGTATGGAATCAGCGAACTACTCAAACAGCGTAGAGCTTGCACGGCAGTTCGTGACAATGACCCTGCGCCGGCACCTGATCGCCTGGGAACAAGCCATTTCAGCCAAATGCCTGACGGATGCAGGGCGCCGCACCTTCTTTGCCGAACACCAAGTGGAGGGCCTGCTGCGGGGTGACAGCGCCAATCGCGCCGCCTTCTATTCCAGCGGCATCAGCGATGGATGGATGCTCAGGTCAGAGGCCCGCAAGCTGGAGAATCTGCCCGTCATCGTTGGTATCGACGACGACGGGCCCACCGCCCCATCAACGCCCGCCCCTGGTGTCTATCCGAGCAAGCAAGGGGACGCTGCATGAAGACGCTTGATGCGTGGAAGGCGCGCGGCCTGACGGTGCTTGACCCTTGGAAGACACAGGGCCTGAAGCGTTTAAAAGCCCCGCAGCGCACCTACCCCGTGAAGCCTGCCAACCGTTGGACCAAAGACGCCAACGGCAGAACGCTACCGCTCAACAGTGACGCATGGCGAAAGCTCCGTAAGCAGGTGCTGAGTGAAGTACCTCTGTGCCAATACTGCCCACCCGGCGCACTCACGCCCGCGACCGAGGTTGACCACAAAAACAACGACCCTGCGGACAACAGCCGTGACAATCTGGTGAGCACCTGCAAGCCATGCCACAGCATCAAGACCATGGCCGATCTGCACGGCAGAGAAGCGCGCATGGGCTGCGATGCAGAGGGCAACCCTATCAACCCATCGCACCACTGGAATGCCGCTGCTGTAGCCCCGTCTGGCGCCCTTGCTGGCGAAGCTTCGGACCAGAAATCACAAGGAGCGAAAGCACCCGAACCGACTACTGCCCTTCACTTAAACGCTAACCGAACAAACGAGCCATGAAGATGACGCCCCGCCGCCGTCGATCCGACAGCGCCGCCGCTGCCGTTGCCGCCACCCAGGCCGCGGCCTTGGGCCCGCTTCAGCCGCCTACGTACGTGAATCTGCGGGAGGCGGACAAGCCATTCTGGAATGCCATCATGTTGGCGCGCGCCCGCGATACCTGGACCGATGTCGACTTGACAACCGCCGCAACGCTGGCCAGGACACAAGCGGACATTGAAAACCTATCCGCTGATCTCGGTGCGGAGGGCTACCTTTTGGGCGACAAGGTGCACCCTTTGGCCGCTGTGGTGGAGACCTTGATCCGTCGCGCCGTGGCCTTGACACGGGTGTTGCATGTTCATGCCGAGGCCACGGTAGGCAAATCAGAGGACGCAGCCAAAGCGCTGGAACTGGAACGCAACGCGCGGAAGGATGACGCCGACGAACTTATTCCGCGTCTTCGCGCTGTATGACCCGCGCCGGGAGGGTGATTCAGTTCATCGAGCGCTTTTGTCTGGTGCCGGATGGCGCGAACGTTGGCAAGCCTCTGAAGCTTGCGGAGTTTCAAAAGTTGTTCATCCATGATGTTTACGACAACCCAAAAGGCACGCGCCGCGCCCTGTTGTCAGTGAGCCGAAAGAACGGGAAAAGCGGTCTTATTGCCGGTCTGCTACTGGCGCACCTTGTTGGTCCTGAAGCAAAGCAAAATGCTCAGATTGTCAGCGGTGCCATGAGCCGGGACCAAGCCGCCCTAGTGTTCAATCTGGCCAGCAAGATGGTTCAGCTGTCGTCCAAACTGTCGGGAATCGTGCGCATTGTGCCGAGCGGAAAACGCCTTATCGGCCTGCCGATGAACACTGAATATCGAGCTCTTGCTGCGGATGGCAAGACCGCCCACGGACTGAGCCCGGTGCTCGCCATCCTTGATGAAACTGGCCAAGTGCGCGGACCGCAGTCGGACTTCATTGACGCCATCACCACCAGCCAGGGCGCACATGAAGAGCCGTTACTGATCGCCATAAGCACGCAAGCTGCAAACGATGCGGACCTGTTTTCGCAGTGGATAGATGACGCACAACGCAGCCAGGACCCTCGCATTGTTTGCCACCTGTACGCCGCGCCCGATGGGTGCGACCTTCGGGACGAAGACGCGTGGAAGGCTGCCAATCCTGCCCTTGGCACGTTCCGTAGCACCGACGACCTTCGGGAGCAGATGACCCAAGCGCAGCGAATGCCGAGCATGGAGAACAGCGCCAGAAATCTGCTGCTGAACCAGCGTGTTTCGACCATGAGCCCATTTGTTTCACCGAATGTATGGAAGTCCTGCGCAGGCCAAGTGCATCCAATGGACGGGCCTGTTTTTGCTGGCCTGGACCTGTCGGCGCGACTTGACCTGACCGCACTGGTGTTGGTCTGTCAGGTTGATGACGTTTGGCAGGTGGAGGCGCACTTCTGGACGCCATCGCAGGGTCTGAACGAACGGAGCCGAAGAGACCGAGCCCCCTATGACGTGTGGCACCGTCAGGGGCACTTGAGAACAACACCCGGCGCATCTGTGGATTTGGAGCATGTCGCAGCCGACATGGCCCAAATTTTGGAAGGCTTGGACGTTCAGGCAGTCGCCTTCGACCGTTGGCGCATTGACTTGCTGCGCAAAGAGCTCGATCGCATCGGCGCAGATTTTCCACTCATGGAGTGGGGTCAGGGCTTCAAAGACATGTCGCCCGCGCTGGACACATTGGAAGCCGAACTGCTGAATGCTCGCATCGCCCACGGTGGCAACCCGGTGTTGACGATGTGCGCAGCCAATGCTGTGGTGACGAAAGACCCTGCCGGGGGAAGGAAGCTGGACAAGGGAAAAGCCACCGGGCGCATAGATGGCTTGCAAGCTCTTGCCATGGCGATGGGCGCCACCGCCCGGGCGGTGGAAGGGTGCAAGTACCACGAAGGCAGCGCCCTGACGTTTGTGTAGACGGTGTCCACAATTTCACGGACACCCCCTGCACCATGCGGTTACGGGGATCCCTGTAACCATATCCCCAAACATGGCGCGATGCTCGCGGCTTGACGGTGGCCACCGGCCGAAGGGTTGCAGAAAGGCAACACCTAGCAATCTGGCAAAAATCTGGCAACGGCGCAGAAACGAGAAAACCCGCTACATCTGCTGTAGCGGGTTTCTCCTTATCCCATAAGGGAATTTTGGTGGGACGTGCGGGGGTCGAACCCACGACAAACGGATTAAAAGTCCGCTGCTCTACCAACTGAGCTAACGTCCCATCAAGGGGGCGT